AAACCTTTACCTTATCTGTTAAAAGGTAAACGTCGCCGCCGCCTCCTCTAGAACCTCTAGTTTTTTTGCCAGTATAAACTTTGTCGTCTCTAATCATCATCTTATGAATCGTAGTTTTTCCACTAGGGTCTAGCTTGTCTCCAGGCTTAAGATCCTTTGCATCAACTATTGATGAAACTAAACCTCTGGTAGTAGGACCTTCTGGAATAGACATTCCCATTCCCATATCTTCCACACCAGAAGAAAGGATGTTATCTCCATCATCAAGGTTAAATACTTCTAAGCTGCTAGCACTAACATTTTCTCTTCTCTTAGTGTCATCATATCTGACCTTGAGATAATTTTTGTATTTATTTTTTCCGTACTCTTCCCAGAAAACCGACACTGTTCCAGTTCTTCCATTTTTAACGTTTCTAACTCTATCTCCAGCTTTTATGGCTACGTTGTTAGCGTCTATGTGGAACTTAGAAGAGCCTTCTCGTGCAATAACCTGATCTTTAATTGTTTCGTCAATATTAAGATCCTTAATTGCTTCTTTAACTTTTTTACCAGACTTAGCTCCAGATGTAATAGTTTCAATAGCATCTGCAACAACTGAAGCCGCTTGAGGGTCTGTAACCTCTTGACCCTTGACTGGCTTTTGTTTTTCTGAAATTTTTGGAGTAGGGTCGCTTGGTATTGGTTTTGGCAGAATGTCTTTAATATCTTCAGGTTTAATTTTGCCAATAGAAGATCTACGACGAACTACTCCTCTAAGTACTTTTCCTCTAGCCCAACCAACTCCTGGAGTTGAAGAAGGTTCTACACGTTCTGAAAAAGGTTTTCCATCTCTTAATCTCTTGCGATAAATAATAAGTTTGTCAGAGTTTTCTGGGTCAATTTGAATATCTACAACTTCAACTAATCCTGATGTACCTTCAAGAATATCTCCAATTTGTAGTTCGTCAACTACAACAGATCCTCCACCATTAACTGCATAGGTATTCTCATCATCAAGTGCCCAAGCTTCGTTAATAATGTCTCCGAATATAGAAACGTGAGCGTAATCTGTTACTTTATCTGTAGGTCCATCTGAACCAAAGGTTGATGGTGAAACAGCTTCAGGTTGATCTCCTTGGGCTTTAAAGTCAGCTAAATCTTTTTCATATTGTTCAAGTTTACTTTCATATTCTGCCTTACGCAGTTCTGGCTCAAATTCTCTATTTTCTGGTTTCATTTTCTTAAGAAGATCTTCTAAAACTATTGGAAGAACTTCAGAATCTGTCACGGCATTGTGCCACTGCTTATCTTTTGCATCAACTCCAGCCTTCTTTGCAACAGTTACAAGAGAACTACCTCTAGCAACACCTTTATTAGCAGCATCTATTTCAATAGTGTCAATAACTCCACCGAAAGAATACTCAATTCCAAATTTTTTGGCCCACTTTTCAAAAGTGTTTGTATCAAATTCTGCGTTATGAGCAACTAAAATTGCGTCTTTTCCAATAAATTCTGCAAATTTACGAAGCTGATCTTCAATGCTTGGTTGAGTAGATAACCACTCGTCATCAACTTTTACACCTTTATTGTCAATAACTTTTTCTGGATTTAGAGCTCTATTGCCATTTTCATCAAGGTAAGGCTCTACTATTCTAGTTTTTCCTACATACCGTTCTTTTGTGTAGTAGTAGTCATCTAGAGGTTGTCCAGGATTCATAAAGAGATCTATTTCGCCAACTTTTTTACCTTTTTCATATAAAGATGCAGCAAGTTGAATAGGTGCATCTGGATCATCATAATCAAAACGACCAGTGCCTACCGTTTCAAAGTCAAAGTAAACAACTCTTTCGTCTTTAAGAGCTTCCCAAATAGCAGCGCCATCTTTTAGTTTTGTTAGTTTTTCAGCTGACCCGAAAAATGCTGGTCTGTTTGGACGATCAGGCTTGCTTAAAGCAGGAGATACTGATGGTTTGTAATCCTTACCTGCTTCTCTGCGGGCTTCTTCAATTTCAGCTCTCTTTTCAAAATATTCTTTGCCCTTTAAAGTTCCATTTGGAATTCTTTCAATTTCTGGTTTGTCACCAGATTTTGGCATATTAGCTTCAGACTCTCCTCTGATAGCGCTAATTATTGCTCCTTCATTCCAATCATTCTCTTGGATTGTATGTCCAGGATAGTAACCACGAACAATTGCTTTTATTTCTACTTCGCCATTGTCTGGTCTTACATATTCTCTCGTTTCTTCAAGAACTTCTGTTACAACAAAGAAACGTTCTAATTCTTTAGTTTTTTCATTTACGCTAAATGTAATATCTCCTGGTTTAAGGTCCCTAGCTTTAACCGAAACAATAGAAGCTCTAGGAGCTTGAGCAGTAGATACAGACTCGACGTCTGTTGGAGGAGTCCATGTTGATTTACGACGATCCAACTCTTCATCGTATTTGGCTCTTGCTTCATTGTAGCCTGGGCTATCCCCTCTAAAATCTTCACGCTTTGGTTGACGAAGTTCTGGTAAGTCTCCCTTTTCTGGAGGAGTTGCACCACGATAAACATCAAACAATGTGTCATCTGCCCAAAGCTTGCTTGATTGTTCAACAGATCCTGGGTAGTAGCCGCTAACAATTGATGCTGGTACTTCTACGCCTTTAACTGTCTTCTTATACCCACCTTCAACATTTGTAATTGTGAAGAAATCATTGACAGTTACATCGCCTGGTTGAAGATCTGCGCCACGAACTGAGGTCTTAATTGGCTTTGAAGCTTCTGGAGTTACTTCTTCAGTTGTAGAAGTTTCTTCAGTAGGAACCTCTACTGACTCTGCTGGTCTCTCACCAAGAACAATTTCATCAATTATTCTGGTAACTTCATCTAGCTCATCTTTAAGAGCTTTTTTCTGAGCTGGAGTTGTTTCTTCGGAAAGATCTGCTCTATCAATCTTTCTTTGTATTTTGCGACGTCTGTCAACAAGTGCTTTAAGAACTTCTTTATCTTTAACGGAAAGAGGAGTTGGTTTTTCTTCAGCTACTTTTGGAGTCTCTTCTTCGGTTGAAGTTTCTTCAGGCTTATCTTCAGATTCTTCGAGAAGTTTGTCTTCACGCTCTTTACGTTTTCTAGCACGAGCATCAGCCAGCTTGCGACTTCTTTCTTTTCGCTCGTTTTGATCAGCAATAATGGCATCCATCTCGTCATAATAAAGATTTAACATATCAATCATGTCTTGATCAGAAAGATTTTCTAGTTTTTTCTTATAATCTTTCATAGAAGAGCGAATATATTGAGACTCATTTCTGTAAGCTCCTGCACCCCACTTAAACCACATAAGTTTAGAGATCATATCTTTTCTGGTACCAAAGTTCCCTGAAACTTTATCGTCACTTTCTAACTTATCTTTTACTTTATTAACTAGATCGTCAACAGTGGGCTTTGGTCCCTCTTCTGTTATTACATCAACAATAGTTTCTTCAACAATAGTTTCTTCTGGCTTAGGAGTTCTGGAAGGCTTTTCTGTTTCTTCGTCGAGTATAACTTCTGGAGTTTCTACGGTTTCAGAAGTTGTTTCATCTCCTTCAACAGGTTCAGTGTCTTCTTTTTCTCTGTCTTTTCCAAATATAGCGTCTTCTAAACGTTTAAGCGCTTTTGCCTCATCTAAGTTTTTCTTAAGAAGATCTTCTTCTTCCTTTACTCTTTCTTCATCTCCACTAATTTTTGCAAGTGCAATTGCTCTATTTCCATAAACAATAGCGTTTTCATAGTAGCGACCAGGCGTTAAATCTTGATTTACTTGTTCACGGAGCTCGTCAGTAAGATCTTCAAATTCTGGCATATTTTCTTTACGAATATCCCCGATGTTTGCGTTAAGCCACTCTGCTGCTTCTTTTAATTCTGGGCTTCCAAAGTAGTCATTAATTTCTTCTTCGTTGCCCTTGTTAAACCATCCGTCAGCTCCAATTCCAAATATTGGGTACCACTTTCCTACAGGAACATTTTTCTTTCCTCCGCTACCTGTGCTAATATAAAACGGCATTCGTACTCCGTTAACATTAATTAACACGATAGGGCGACCAGCAAGATTAAATACTGGAGTTTCAATCTCTTCTCCGTTTGGCCCAGTGATTTTAATCATTTGAATTCCATCACGCTTTATTAATTTATCTTTTAATTCAGAAGATGGAGGTACTGGTGTTGATTCTGTTGTAGCAGCAGTCTCATCTACTTCATCCTCTGAATCAAAATCAATAGGGTCTTGTCCAGAACGAGGCTGTAAATCAATATTAAAACGATCACGAAGCTCACGGGCAAAAGCCTTAAACTCTTTATCTTCTTGTAGTGCTGTTTGTGCCTTAACGTTAATAGTTCTACCATCACGTTCTACGGTGTCAGACCAAGTAAAACCATTTTCAGCTAAGAAGTCTGCAATATCTTTGTCACGGAAAGGAGCTCCTTTACCGCCACGAAGCAGTGTTCGCTTTCCAGAACGCTTGTATGTAATTATCTTTTTTGGAGGTCCTTCGTCTCCGTCAGTTGGTGGGGGACCTGATGGAGGAGCGCCAGCGGCTTCTTTTTCTTCTTCTTCAAGAATTTCTTCATCAATTTTACCTTGCTGTGTAGCGTCATACTCACCTGCAGGAGTTCCTTCAGGATACACACGTTCTACATCTTTGTAATTATCATTCCAATACTTAAGTGCATCTTCAAAACTAGGAAATTCGTCAGTTGAGTCATTATCTATGTTTGCATCAGTAATGATGTACCAGTGAGGTTTAGTACCTTCTCTATCTTGATAACCAATAATGTCTCCAGTTTTTTTATCGGAGACCATTTGGTTATCTGTTCCTTCTACAAGACCCCAACCTTCGGGAAGAGTCTCTGGAACCGATACTTTTCCTGTATCTGTTTCATCTTCTGAAATATCTTCAGATAAAGGATTCGGGTTACGCTCTCTCCAACCTTCAATAGATTCTAAAGAATCATTAATAGATTCTTTAACTGCATCTACAAGTTTTTGATATTTCTCATCGTCAGAAGTTGTAGAATCTACAGCTTCTTTAAACTCTTTTAATGCTGCTTCTGCATCATCATATTTGTCTAAATCTTTTCCTTCTAAGAAAGACTTGTAAGACTCTATAAGATCGTTGAGGTCCTTTTCATAGTCAGGATCATCACCAAATAGATTTTGAGCTCTTAAAATTGGATTCAGAATATCTAAATCATTCCAACTATCTGTTTTTGTAAAACCTAAAGCTTTTCGTAAATTATCTCTGCGCTTTTGCCCTTTTTTAGCGGCTTCCTGCTGTCTCTTACGAGCACGACTTTCTGATTCTTTCTTTTCTTTAGCTAAATCTAATGTGCCGTTAGCAATATCTTTAAGAACTCTATTTGCATCTTGACCACGCAATGCAATGGCATCACGCCAAGATTCTGCAGAAACTGAAGAAGGGACAAACTCCCCATTTTCATCAAGAGTTAATACATCTGAGCTTCCACCATTTTTAATGGAATCGTCAAGACCTTTAATAAGGTCATCATCAGAAAAATTTCTAACTGAAGCTAAACTAACAGCTTCTTCTTTATCAGCTTTAGAAGACTCTAAAGGCGTATACATTCCTTCAGGAAAATTAATATTTTCGTTTTTAGGTATAAACGGCATGTAGTCATCGTTATCAATTACTGACTGTTTTTCTGCCCTAGAAAGACCCGCTAAAGCTGGTATTCGATTTAAAGCTTCTAACATATCTTCATTGCTTACAGTTTCGTCTTCTTCAGAGATTTCAGCAACTGGCTTTTCTGGTGTTTCTGATTCTTTTGAAACTACCTCATCAAAAACTTCATCTAACTCTTTAGGCTCTGCTGCTTTTTCTTTTCTTTCCTTTGAACGAGATTCAGTTAAAGCTTTTTCGTTTTCAGAGTTATTGTTGATCGTGTCATAAGCTTTTGCAAGAGCCATCTCTGTATCTCCACCTTGCTCGGAGATTGCACTTAGGATTGCCTCAGCTGGTACTTCAAACTCTTCCCCATTTTCATCTTCAAGACGACCTAAACCAGTTGCAGGTGTTTTTGAATTTACAGGCTCTAAAGCATCAACAAGACCGTTTTGCAGTTCATCTTCACTTTGCATTGCAGCAAGCATTGCTGGATCGTCTTCAGATCCTTCTGGAATATAGTTGTAGTTTGGATCTAATTCTAAAGAGCGCTCTGGTACGTTGTATTTAAATTGGTCTGAAGGAAGTTTTGCTTTTTCTTCTGTTTTCTTAGCTGCTTTTTTCTTTCCACCTTTAAGATCTTTAGCTAAAGCAACTGATTCCTCTTCTTCGCCCTGCTCAAATTTTTCTTCATCGTCTATTTTTTCTTTACGAGAAATTTCAGCTAAAGCATCTTTCCAATTTTGTGCAAAAGCAAACTGAGTGTTTTCTCCACGCTTATTAACAGCAAAAAGTTTACGATCTGGATCCCAAAGCTTTCCATCCTCTCCAAGCTTTACTTGACGAGGATCTTCTAAATCTAATTCTCTACTACGTTTAATTGCTGCATCAATAAGGTCACGAGTTTGTGGGCTTGGCCCATCAAAAACTGTTACATCAAATGATTCATCTGTATATTTATTTCCTGGACCTTTATAATCTTTATCTGAACGAAAACCCGATGGTGCTTCCATAAAAGCTAGGCTGTCTTCAGGAACTACTGGTGCATTATCATCAATATCTAAATCTGATGCTCTTACATAACCATTTTTACGAGCTTCATCGCTTGAGTCATCTAGGAAAGCTTCTGGCTGCTCACCTTGTGAAATTGGGACTGCTGCAATACGACCATCTGGAAGTTCCATATCAAGAAGATCTGGACTAAAGATGTTTTGACCTAAGATGCGACCTGTAGCACTTGCCTTACCGCCATCACGAAGACCAAGAATAAGTTTAAATGTTCCAAACATCTCTGCGAATCGACCCTTACGGTCACGGCGCTGTAGCTTTGCACGAGCAGAACGGGCGGCTCGAGAGTTTCCATCTCCGTATGCTGCAACTAAAGCTTGAAGAGGAACTGTTCCTTGTGGAAGAAGTTCTATGCGCTTCATTGCATATATGTGCTCTGGTGAATCTGGGTGAGACATCATTGCTGAAGCTAGTAGAGTCTTTACAGAGTCATCTTTAAGCTTTGGATCGTCTATTACCCAATTAATCTGAGCCTGACGTACTGCTGCTGCAGTCATTGAATGAGCTCTTGTTGATCTTGGGTGTGATATTGGAAGTAAATCTGTATTAAAAGCAGTAAGTCCTACTACTTTATTATTTTTAGCTAATGCTATGTATGTAGATAGCTCAGAAAAAGCTTGATACTTACGAATGGAAAAAGGAAGTCCTTTGCTTTTAGCAAGAGATCTAGCAATTACTTTATAAGCAGATCTTTTACTTACACGACGTGATGTGGAAGAGAACTCGTTTGCTTTTTCTAAAATTTCTAAGGCTTCAGATCTAATAATACGAGCTTGTTCTCTAGTAGAAAATACTCTTTCTGAAGTATGAAGTATTGGAGATTTATTATCCATTTACTACTTCTCTACATTTGGTAGTAAGTCTGCATCTAAACTTTCTTTTCCTAAAGAAGCTAAGATAGATGCTCTTTTAAATGGATCTTCTCCATTACGAACTGCACGAAGCCAAGATGCACGAATTGCGTGCTCTGCTTCATATCCATAGCCAGAATATTCAGCCATAGCAAGAATTGCTTGCTCTGGTGACTCGTAGTCTTCTTCTTTACCTAAGAAAGACTCTAGCTCTTCCTGATAACTCCACTGTTCTGAAAGCTCTGCTAGTTCTTGTTCTGATTGGATTTCGTTTCCAAGTTTTTCCCCTTCGAGAACTCCAACATCAACGACGCCATCTGGAATAACCGCGAAACGACACTTACCTTCGTCTTCGACTTCAAGTTCGATGATTCGGCATTGGCTATTACCCATGTATAAAACACAGTTAGAGCATTTGACTCCGATACCTCTGACGTCATTTTCTTCTGGAGGTGTGTATCCTGCCCAGATACCTGTGGCGTCTTCATTGAATCTTCCATATTTGTCTGCAATCTCGACTAGCGCTTCTGCTAGATCGCTCTCTTCAGGAACCAAACCTGCTGAAGCTGCAATGGAGTTTGATTTCTTTGTTGAACGTGGGTGACCAGAAGGCAGTAAATCATTATCTGTTGTGTATGCAGAGTTTGATGGCTTTCCAGACTTCAACAATTTTAAAAACGCATTTACGCGACCCATTGCCCATTGGTTGCGAGTCATTCCTGGTCGATGCGAAACGCTGTAAGCACCTGCACCTCTGCGATAAACAGCTTTTAACATTCCAACTGTTGCACGACGACCTTTTTTAGCTTTTTCGTTATGAGTTTCAACTTTATTCTTCAAAGACTTTTCTACAGCTGCTGAAAATTTAACTTTACGAGTTCCTGATGCAGATCCTTTTTTATTTTTGCTAGAACCTTTAATTTGATCTTTTTTAGGGGCAGGTGTTTGAGAAATTGTTCTTTTTTTCTTTGCTGCAAACTCTGAATCATCTGAAGCATCAACAGGAACACAGTTAGGAACCATTTTTCCGTCTTTGCCCTTTTTCATTCCAACTTGCTTATAGCCGTCCCAGCAAGGGTCTCCTGCAGATACAAGTGAGGTAGTTACAATGTCGATTGATTCGTCAGACATTACTGCTCTTGCCCTTCTGTGGGGGCCTCTGCATCAATTCCTGCTGCTTCTGCACCTTGGGTTGCCGCATCTAAAGCTGACTGTAGCTCTGGCGGAATTGGAGCGACTGAAGACTGTTGCTGTTGTTCTCTAACAGTGTTAATAACCTCTGGTGCAATTGCTGAAAGCATTGCTTCGGTAAATTCTGGAGTAAGTACACCACGCTCTTGTAGAAGTCTAATTGAAAGTTCTTTTGGAGTTGGTGCATCTGCATCTGAGAAGCCATGAGCACGGCGCCATGTGTTTGCAGAGACTGCCATGCGATCAAAACCTGAGTCAGCATCTGATGCACGGTCATTGCGAGTTGCAATTGCTGATGGGTCATACCAAACAACAATTCGATTTACCTGTGACTCTTCATAACCATTTGCAATAAGGTATGGGCGAAGATAAACAACTGTTAAAGCATCTGCAATGAGCAACATAAGTGGCTCGATGTGCGCCTTGTATAGTGACTCATCAATTTGCATTGCGTTTGAGTACTTAACATTTGCTAAACCTGTTACAACATCTTTTGGAACATCTAGTCCCTGCAAGATGCGCTCTAGAACACGATCAGAACGCTCAGCTAATGCTGGGTCAAATGAACGCTCAAACTTAAACTGCTTAATCTTGTCGCCAAGCTCTGCAGGACCACGAATGATAAGAGGGACAACTGCTGATGCTGACTCTTCGTCACGAATCGGAGTCGTCATCGCATCCATTAATTGTTCTTCGAATTCATCCTCTGCTTCTTCAGCAGTAAAGTTTGGACCAATGCCGTCTTCGGAGTCGTAAGGGAAATCACCATCGCCTTGTGAAGCAACAGAAAGTCCGTCTGGCAAGTAAAGAGCACCTGCATTTAGACGAGAACGTGCAGTTGCACGAAATGTTCTGTTGAGGAGAAGAAGTTCAGCGCACAGATCTAGCAAACCACGAAGTGATGAGTCTGCTTCATCTGAGAAGCGAGGGTGTGAACGCCAAATGCGTCCTACAAATGCATCTTTACCTAACTTAGAAGTTTTATCTATGCCACCTTGTGTAGTAGTTGACTGTTCACGTCTTCCAATGACATTAAAACCGCCACGAGGGTCAGTTGTTAC